GAAACAATAAAGCAGTTGTCAATGGAACATATGATGGAACTAAGTTTTGGCTACCGCAACCGTATCCATCTTGGATAAAAGATGAAGAATTAAATGAATGGGTTGCACCAGTTGCAGAACCAGAGTTTGATCCAGAAAACCCTATGCTTTATAGATGGAATGAAGAAATACTAAATTGGGAAGAGATATCAGAGTAACATCTGATATAATAAACCAGAGGAGATTTAAATGGCTACTATTAACACTACCGATCCAAAACCAGGGTTTGTCTACGACCTAGACACAGACACTTGGTTCCCATTGCAGGGTATTGCAACAACAACTCTGGATGCATTAAGTGATGTCATTATTACATCTCCAGCCACAAATCAGGCATTAGTTTATAATGGTACTAATTGGGTAAATGCTACTGAGTCTGGTGACATTACCGCCGTGAGTTCAGGAACAGGAATCACAGTAACCAACGGTACTGGTCCAATTCCTACAATTGCAATTGATACAGCAACTACAGTAGATTTAAATACTGCTCAAACACTAACAAATAAATTGTTATCAGGTAACGTTTTGTTATCTCCAGAAGAGCGTTTTAATGTAACAGCAGTTGCTGCAACAGGAACGGTAAATCTAGATGTGCTAACTGCTGGGGTATATTATTCAACAGCATCTGCTACTGGTAACTGGACACTAAATGTTCGTGGTAGTTCATCAACATCTTTAGATACAATCATGACAACTAATGATTCAATTACAGTAGTAATGTTTGCAACACAGGGTTCTCCTGCATACTATCAAACTGCTTTAACAATTGATGGAAATGCAATTACTCCAAAATGGCAAAATGGTGTTGCTCCTTCTGCTGGTAATGCAAATAGTATTGATATTTATTCATTTACAATTGTAAAGACAGGTTCGGCTACATTTACAGCCTTTGGATCACAAACAAGATTTGCATAAGGAGTTTTAAATGCCTATTATTGGTGGAAGACAAATTGGTGTAAGAGGTTTAGGTTTTCAGGGTGCTGGAAAGCCTAGCGTACCAACATCAGTTTCTGCTACCGACGTAGGAACAGGTCGTGCATTTAATAATGGTGCGGCAACCGTAACTTGGTCAGCCCCTTCTTCAAATGGTGCACCAATTACTTCGTATACTGTAACATCTTCTCCAGGATCATTTACAGCAACAACATCTTCTACTTCTGTACAAGTTACAGGATTGCAATCTTCTACACAGTATACTTTTACTGTTACTGCTACAAACGCAGTTGGAACATCTGATGCAAGTTCTGCTTCTTCACCAATGACTGCAACCACTGTTCCACAGGCTCCTACTATTGGAAGTGCTACCGAAGGTAGTTCATCTGCAACAGTTTCCTACACAGCAAATGCAACTGGAGGAAAAGCAGTAACCTATACTGCAACTTCTTCACCTGGATCATTTACTGGAACAGGCGCATCACCAATTACAGTATCAGGACTTACAAATGGAACCGCATATACATTTACAGTTACAGCAACTAACGCTAATGGAACATCAACGGCATCTGCTGCATCAAATAGCGTAACCCCAAAGCCACCTCTTGTTGTTGACTTCTTTGTTGTAGCAGGTGGCGGTAGTGGCGGCGGTGGTGGAAATACTGGTGCTGCTGGCGGTGGCGGTGCTGGTGGTTATCGCGCTTCTAGCGGGACATCTGGTGGTGGAGCCTCAGCAGAATCAAGAGTTGCTGTTAGCACAGCAACTAACTACACGGTAACAGTTGGAGCAGGCGGATCGTTTTCAAATACTACTCCATCACAAGGAAGTAGTTCTGTTTTTGCAAACATAACCTCTACAGGTGGAGGATTTGGCGGAAATGCTGCTAACCAAAGCGCCGCAGGTGCGGGTGGCTCTGGTGGTGGCGGTGCAGGAAATTATTCACCACCACGCACAGGAGGAACTGCAACTAGCGGTCAAGGAAGTAGCGGTGGCGCAGGAGCCGCCGATAATCAATCCATAGGCGGTGGTGGTGGTGGTGCGGGCGGTGCAGGAAATGCTGCTAATAATGGACCTGCTACCCCAGGCAACGGAGGAAATGGAATATTTTCTAATTTAACTGGCCTTACCCTCGCTGGTGGCGGTGGCGGTGCTCTTTCTGGCAACAACGTTCCTGTCGGTTCTGGTGGGTCAGGTGGAGGAGGAAATGGTGCTGCTGCGACCTATAATACTCCTACTCCTACTACCTCTAACGCAGGTACGGCTTCAACTGGCGGTGGTGGCGGTGGTGGAACACACTTCTTAAATACTGCTCCTGGTTCAAGTGGCGGTTCAGGAACCGTAGTTCTTGTATATCCTGATAGTTACACAATTTCAACAACAGGGTTAACTGCAACTACTAACACCTCTGGTGGAAATAAAATTACAAGATTTACTGCTGGCACAGGAAACGTGAGTTGGTCATAATGGCGCATTATGCATTTTTAGATGAAAACAACATTGTAACTGAAGTTATTGTCGGTATTGATGAAACTGAGTTAATTGAAGGACTTGATACTGAAACCTGGTATGGTAATTTTAGAGGCAAGGTTTGTAAAAGAACATCATATAATACATCAAAAAATCAACACCTATTAGGCAATACTCCATTCAGAGGTAACTATGCAGGAATAGGGTATTTTTATAATGAATCTTTAGATGTTTTTATTCCTCCTAAACCATATAACTCTTGGATATTAGATGAAACATTTAATTGGGAACCACCAGTTCCATACCCTGCAATTGAAGAGGGTAGCGATGAATCCTACGCCTGGGATGAAAATACAACATCTTGGCTCTTGCTTCCACCAGCATAATGGTGTATACTTTTAACTAAGCAAAATAAAATTCGGGGGAATTAAAAGTGGCTATTGCAAAAAATCATATGGAATGGCTAAAAGCCTTAAAAACCATGAAAGATAAAAAGTATTGGACAAAAGCAAATACTGTAGAGTTTTTTGCATTTGTTGCAAAAGGAATTATTATTATACCTGGACTCCTGTTTGATATAAGCATTTGGTGGTTTTACATATTTGCACTAATTTCAAGTCTTGGATTAATTTGGTCTTCTACCGTAAAAACAATACCAACACTTATTTGGTTTAATATTTTATGGAGTATTCTAGCAATAATATTTATTTTAAAGCATTTTGGCTTGGTTCTATGAATATAGTAATTGTTGGTGGCGGAACTGCTGGATGGCTTACTGCTCTTTATGCACAAAAAATTTTCCCTAATGAGTCCATAGTTTTAGTAGAAAGCAAAGAAATTGGAATACTTGGAGCAGGAGAGGGATCAACTCCTAATATAATTAACTTTTTAGATTACCTAAATATTCCAGTATCAGATTTAATTGAAAACACAAAAGCAACAATTAAGAACGGTATTAAATTTACAAATTGGTCAAAAACTCCAGGATATTATTTTCATCCATTTATTACTAAAAGTCCTTATATTTCTAGTCAAACCGTAGAAGACTTATGTAGTATATATGAATCACCCAATATGCCACTTGTTGACATAATGGCTGTAGTAGAAGATGGCAGTATTGAAAAAAACTCTTTTATTTCAAAACTTTCTAATAAAAATAAAGTTCCATTTTCTCTTAATTATAACGTATACGAACCAGTTAATAAGATTTTAGATTTTACTGATTACTCAAACTATTCTATTCATTTTGACGCAAGGCTTTTAGCAGATTACCTATCTACTGTTGGAATTTATAGGGGGATAAAAGTTATAGAAGGAAAGGTCTCTGATATTTCAAGCAAAACAAATGGAGATATTTCATCTTTAACTCTAGATAGTGGATTACAAGTTAAGGTAGACTTTGTTATAGATTGTACTGGGTTTTCTAGACTGATAATAGGAAAACATTTTAATTCTGAGTGGGTAAGTTTTAAGGATTCTCTTCCAATGAAAAAGGCTATGCCATTTTTTATAGATATAGATAAAAACAATATTCCACCATATACAGAATCAATTGCCATGGAATATGGATGGATGTGGAAAATTCCACTGCAACATAGATTTGGGTGTGGATATGTGTATGACTCAGACTTTATTTCTGATGAAGATGCTAGAAATGAAATAGAAAAATTCTTAGGTTTTACTCCAGAATATCCAAGAGAAAATCCTTTTGATTTTAATCCAGGATGCTATAAACAATCATGGATAAATAATTGCGTTTCTGTTGGACTTTCTTCTAGTTTTGTTGAACCTTTAGAGGCAACATCTATTATGCAGTTAATTTTAGAATTAAGAAACCTATTTTCTAATAAACATGATATTTTAAATAGAAGTCAAGACCGAATAGATAAGTTTAATCAAAAGTATTTAGATCAAACACTAGAGGTTGTTGATTTTATATATCTTCACTATGTTACTAATAAAACAAATAATGATTTTTGGGCAAACTTTACAAAAAACAATATCATGTCAAGCAGACTAAAAGAAAAAATTGTTCTAATGAATAACTCTGTTCTTAGTGATGATTTTGAAAATATTTTTCCAGGTACTAGTTACTATGCTGTTTCGGATGGACTTGGCATATTAAATAAGAAAAATATTAAAAAAATTTATAATGTTTACAACATGAATTATTTTTCTGATATACTGAATAGACAAAATTATATAAAGAATCAGGTTATTGAACATTGTGAAGATCACTCAAACTTTTTAAAATATATTGGAGGACTAAAATGACAGTTATTAAATTTACAGATACAGTGGGTGTTCCTGAAGAATACCGTCCAAAACCAGCAGATAGATTTGTGCCTGATTGGTATAAAAATTTAGAGTCTTATCTTAGCGGTGTCAAAAAACCAGACGGTAATGGCGGTACAACTGGAACAGCAAAAAGATGTATGCCAATCTTTGATGCAATTTCAGGCGGGTATATATTAACAACATATGTTGATGTATGGGTAAAACAAGTTCCTCAAATTCCAGAAGGAACCTTTTTAGATGAAAATACAGATATGTCACAATTTCCAACACAACCATTTTATGAATGGCCTTCATTTGGTCCAATTCAGTTTCACCCATTAGAGCAGGCTCCACAGCATCCTGGAAAGGGTGCTCACACAATATCATATCCAAAATGGATTAATCCTTGGGCAATTGCAACGCCACCAGGGTACTCAGTACTGTTTGTACAACCACTGCATAGAGAATCTATGTTTACTATTCTTCCTGGTGTTGTAGATACCGATCAATACAAGGCTGCTGTTAATTTCCCATTTGTATTAAATGAGGCAGATAAGTTTGAGGGTCTAATTCCTGCAGGTACCCCGATGGCTCAGGTTATTCCATTCAAGAGAGATTCTTGGCAGATGGAGTTAGGTACTATGGAGGACTTCAATGAACAGGCCAGGGTAACAAGTAAACTACGCACCAAATTCTTTGATTCCTACAAAACACAGTATAGGCAACCAAAAGAATATAAGTAGTCTTGTGGTATAATTTCTATGAGGAGATAGCAGAAATAACTGCTATAATTTAAACTATGGCAATTACCTTTGATAATAGCGGCAAACCAACTTACATGTTCCAGGCTGGAGCAACTTCTACTGATGGTGTTTGGTATGCCGTTGGTGCCAAGATTGATACCGCCGCAGGATACGAATGGGCTGGCGCACAAACATTTTTAAATACAGTAACTACTGATGCTACTGTTATTTTAAGAGATGGTTTTAATAATTTTCTAAACCCTGCTGCTAGAGATGCAGCACTAACTGCACCAGTTGCAGGTACTCTTGTTTTTGTAAGACAAGATTCTGGTGGATCACCACTTAATCAAATTCAATTTTATAATGGATCCGCTTGGGTTGCAAATGACGGAGATATTTCTGGAGTTACAGCAGGCACAGGTTTAACAGGCGGCGGTACATCAGGAACAATTACTCTAAGCGTTGATACATCTTATGTTGCTCTAAAATCAGATTTAGAAACACTAGAGATTAGTTCAATTATGGGGGTATATTAAAATGTTATATAATACTATTGGAGGTAGTAATTAATGGCTACAACAACAAAGGCACTATTTAGAGGCGCTGCTGCAACAAGCAACACCACTCTATATACAGTTCCAAATACATCTACAACAGCAGTTGTAACAAATATCCTTATTGCAAATACTGCAGGATCTGCTGGAACATTTACACTTAATATTGATGGCGTAGCCATCGCATCTGCTGCAGCAATTTCTGCAAATGGTGTTACTACTATTGATTTGAAGCAAGTAATTCCTGCAAATGCAACACCTAAGACGGTTTCTGGTAGTGCATCTGCAACAACGATTAACTTCCACATCAGTGGCGTAGAAATATCATAAGGAGAACATAAATGGCTATTGACAGAATTCCTGGAGTAGGCCCAGCAAATACAGATATTGCTACAGCAGTTGCTGCAGCAGTTCCTACTAACTCAAGCATTTCAAATGCAGTAGCAGCAGCAGTTCCTACTAATTCAAGTATTGCTAATGCTGTGGCTGCAGCAGTTCCTACAAATTCAAGTATTGCTAATGCAGTTGCAGCAGCAGTTGGTACATCATTTAACCCAACTAATATGTCAGCACAACAGACATTTAATACATCATCTAATAACGTATCAGTTGGTGGACGAACTTTTGTTTATGCTCTCGTTGTTGGTGGCGGCAGAGGTGGCGACCGAGGAAACTCAACTGGAAACAACCAACCAATTGCTGGCGCGGGCGGGGGAGGAGTTGCTTTTGGATTAACAAGACCTACTAGCACACTTGTTGTCGGCGCAGGCGGCAATGGTGGAAATGCAACAAACAATACTTCTCCAAATATTGGTGGATTTTCTACGTTTGGAAGTTTGCGAGCAAATGGTGGAACAAATGGTTGGTATGGACCCAGTGATACTACAAGTTTTTCTATAACAGCAAAACAAACTGGACAAACTGGTCTTCACGGACCTGGATGGTCTGGCGTTCCAAACGCGGGACTTTACTCAGATAGTAGTCTTGGGGCACTTATGAGCGGTTCAGGTGGTGGAGCGGGTCTGGTAATTCAACCAGCGTATTCAGCAGACTTTAGTGGCGGTTGGGGTTCAGCCGCTGCAAATACAGGAGCAAACGGTTTACCAGGTATGTCTGCTATTACTGGTGGTGGTGGTGGTGGTACTTCGCTTGCTGCTGGAAATTATACTGGTGGATCTGGTGGTAACTCTCCAATATTTGGTTTTAATGGCGGAGCAGGTGGCACAAGTTCAACTAACTCCTTTGGTGGCGGCGGTGGTGGTGGTGCTGGCATAACAGGTAATGGTGGTGCTGCAAGCGGGCGTGATGGCGGAGCAGGTGGCGCTGGCGGCGGTGGCGGCGGTGCTGGTGGACACGGTAGCGGTGGAAATAACAATATAACTGGTAACGGTGGCGTAGGTGGTGCTGGTGCAGTTATTCTTTATTATTAATATAATATAGATAGATGGTAAAAATGTACGCAGTTGTTTGTGAGTCAATAGTAATTGATTGTGTAATTGAAAAAAATAAAATTGCAGTATCACCTTTGACTAATAAGCAATACAAAAATAGTGATAATATTAAACTAATAGAAATGATAGAAGCAAATAGTCCTGCAGAAATAGGCTTTTATTATGATGAAACTAATAACAAATTTAACGAAAGGTAATAACTAATGGCTAACTTTGGAATCTTAAATCACTCAAATCAAATTGGAACAGTTATTGTTGCAGAAGATTTGGAAACAGCCAAAGAGGCTGCAATCAAAGGTGGAATTGGAATTGATGCAGTTGAATTGGTAGATGAACTAATGGTTGATGGTGAAATGCCCACATACTTTTGGGTATGGGATGGCGTAAAATTCAATAAACCAACTATTATTGAATCAGAATAATTATGGATATAAAATTTACTTATACCATAGGTTAAGGACTAAGTTTTTTGACCGTTATAAGTTAATGTTTAGACAACCAAAAGCATACAGGTAAAGGAGTAAAATATGCCTACATATAAGTATAAGTGTAATGGGTGTGGCAAAGATTATCTTGAGTATCGCCTTGTAACTGATGCACAATCTCGCACACATTGTGATGTATGTGGAACAGAATACATGCTAGTAAGTGAATAACTAATAAATTATTGCTCCTGAGCATGAGTTTAACCTGTATAAAATATACAATAAAAACCCCGCTGGTATTGGCTGGACTTGGGATTGTATTAATTTTGTTGTATCAGTAGAAGAACACTATAAAAAAAATAGAAGATACTGCTTAATAATTAAATAAAAAAATAACCCCCAAAGGATATTCTCCAATGGGGGTATTTTTTATCCCTTAAATTAAATTATTGGGAAATCTCTTTAACCATTTATAATGAGCACCCTTTTTATAGGATGACCAAGCACTCCAATTAGTACCGCCTTTTGTCATGTGTAACACGATTTGGGCATTCTTAACTGGGCTAAAGAGTTCAGCATTTAAATCAAGATTGAATTTGTCTTTACGATCTGGACCTAAATTACCTATCATGTTAATTTGGAAGATTCCATATGAAGAGTCTCCCGTATTAACGTTGCCATTGAAGGCAAAAGGGCGACCATTTGATTCCGCTTTGGCAACAGCCCAAGCAGTCTTTAGTCCTTGTCCCTTAAATCCAACGGCTTTCAGTAATTCAACCAACTGGCTGTCAGTCAAACTTGTAGCGTCCGCATACTTAGCAAGCACCACATCAGTAGTAGGCTTAGAAAGCAAAAAAGCCGCTTTGTCGGCGGCAGGTGCAATCTTAACGGTACTACTTAGTAAATTGTTCTTTGTAGCATGTGCAATACCTAGACCATTATTTAATAATGTTAAAGTAAGCAATGTTACAAGAACCCCCGATAGTATTTTGTTGTCTCTCAAGTTTTTCCTCCTAGACTACAAATGCTACTTCTCAGTAGCATAAGATAATTATAGCATCTTTTGGCCTTTTAAGTCAAATATACGTAATAATAATCAAAATTATTTTAATTGCAAGTGGTATAATAATAAGACTATGGCATCAGGCGAAACAACGGTATATGATTTACCGTATCCAGTTAACTCAGACCCTGTAAACGTAGCAGGGGATATTCAATCACTTGCTGAGCGTATTGAGGTTATTTTACCAACTCTTGGATTACCTTATCATACATTAGAAGTTGTAAATAATAGTGGTGTTTCTATTGCTAAGGGGGATCCTGTATACATATCAGGTTTTGGTACCAGCAAACCAAGAGTAGCAAAATCACAAGCATCAAGTATTGCTACATTTCCAGTAATTGGATTAGCACAATCTGCAATTGGAAATGGCAATGATGGAGTTGTTGTGATATCAGGTGTATTTACTGGAGTTAATACTTCTTCGTATGCCGCTGGAGATAGGCTATATGTTGGATCAAGCGGTGGTCTTACAGCAACTCAGCCAATTACTGCTACAACAAATTCTGGAGTAGTTGCAATTGTTGCAAAATCAAATAGCACTACTGGTATTATTCTTGTAGGATCTTTTAAAGGCAATGGTACGTGGGGATCAATGAAAGCAGGATTATCATAATGGCACAGTATAGAAGTCAAACACCTTATCAAATTGGTTCAGAGCCACCACAATCTATCTGGACAATTGTTAGAGGAGATACAGCATCTTTTAAAATGTATGTACAAGATGATGCTGGTGATCCATTAATAATTGAAGACTGGACAATTACAATGGACTTTGCTAGACCAAATACATCTTCTGTAATTTTAACAGTAACACCTTCTGCAGAAGAAGGAGAGCCAGACGGAGAGTTCACAGTTTATCTTGAGTATGATGAAACAGAACTTTTAGAAACAGATGACGAGTTTGATATTCAGATGGCCAATAGCGGCAATGCAGTTGTTTGGACAGTTTTGCAGGGCAAGGTTAAAATGATTGAAGACATTACTTAAAAATGGCTCTAGCAAAAGTAATTAATACTGAAGCCAATAGAGTAATAGAAGTAAATTCAACATGTAAAAAACGCCAGGCCTTGGTAATAAGTCAACTTCCTTTTAAGATTAGAATTACTAATATAACGGTTCCAGCCTATTCTCCAATTAATGTACCGCCGATTGGCATAGCCATCATCGGATTAAATAACTATATTTTATGATATAATCTAAGATATGGCCGTTCTACCAATAAACACCCTTAAAGCAAAATTTGAGACTGGCGACAGGCCAACAGGTTCAGACTTTTCTGATTTAATTGATACTACCTCATACAGAGCAGACTCCCTTGGTGGAGATGGAAACAACTCGGTAACAATCAACGGTATTGAATCAGCAACAGTATTTGACACAATAGACACTACTACCTGGAGAACAATCAAATACATGGTTCAAATGTCCCATGCTGGATCTTCTTCATATAGAAGTGCAGAAATAAACATAGTTTTTGATGGTACCAATCAAAATATTACAGAATTTGCCTCTGTTGCTAATACAAATAGCAATGTAGGAAATATCACTGCTAATTTAAATTCTGGTACAATTAGCATGACAGTTACACCAGCACTAAGCCCGATGACCATACGGTTCTACCGTACAGGTTTGAAGGCCTGACCTAAAGGAGAAGTAAATGGCTACAGTCGACAAAGCCTTTCGCATTAAAAATGGCCTGGTAGTTGAAGGCTCATCGGCTACTGTAAATGGATCAACAGTCCTTACAGAAGCCTCTACAGAATTTTTACAAGACACCACAGCAGCAATGTTTGATGGCTCTCAGAGCGGTATCTCATTTTCATATAATGATACATCAGGAAAGATTACTGCAACAGTATCTACAACACCAACATTTGCAGATAGAATTACATTTGAAGGCGCAACACCTGATGATTATGAATTAACTCTTCTTGTTACAGAGCCAACACAAGATGTAACAGTAACCCTACCAAATGCTACAGATACTTTGGTTGGTAGAGCAACAACAGATACTCTTACAAATAAGTCAATCTCTGGATCAACAAATACACTTTCAAATATTGGTAACGGATCACTTACAAACTCTGCAGTAACTGTTAACGGTACCTCAATTTCTCTTGGTGGTTCAGAAACAATTACAGCAGCAAATCCAAATGCTCTTACAATTGGAACTGGTCTTTCTGGAACATCTTATACTGGTTCTTCAGCGGTAACGATAGCAATTGATTCAACTGTAGCAACAACATCTGGAACACAGACACTTACAAACAAGTCTGTTTCTCTTGCTACAAACACAGTAACTGGTACTCTTGCAGAGTTTAATGCTGCACTCACAGATGCTGATTTTGCAACTATTGCTGGAACAGAAACTCTTACAAATAAAACACTAACAAGTCCAATTGTTTCAGGACTTGCTATTTCAGACTCAAGTATTGTTTTTGAAGGTTCTTCTGCTGATGACTATGAAACAACTCTTACAGTAACAAATCCAACAGCAGACCGCACTATTACTATTCCAAACGTAACTGGTACGGTTGTAACAACAGGTGATACTGGTTCTGTTACAAATGCAATGCTTGCAGGATCAATTGCAAATGAAAAACTTACAAACTCTTCTATCACAATTAACGGAAGCGCAATTTCTCTTGGTGGATCAGTAAGCATCACATCAGGCGTATCAAGTGTTTCTGGAACAACTAATCAGATTGCAGTAAGTGCAACAACTGGAGATATCACACTATCACTTCCAAGCGCAGTAGTATTCCCAGGATCAGTTACTCTTAATGCAGACCCTACACAGCCTTTAGAAGCAGCAACAAAGGGATACGTAGACTCTGTTGCACAGGGACTAGATATTAAGGCCTCTGTAAAGGCTGCTACAACCGAAAACGGAGCACTTGCTACTGCATTTGACGACGGAAGCGTAATTGACGGTGTAACACTTGCAACTGGAGATAGAATTCTTATTAAGAATCAAACAGATGCAACAGCAAACGGTATTTACGTAGTTGCAGCATCTGGAGCACCTACTCGTTCAACAGACATGAATGCAGCCGCAGAATTTCCAGGAGCATTTACATTTGTTGAGCAAGGAACTACAAATGCAGATACTGGATACGTATGTACTAACAACTCAGTAGTTGTTGGAACAACTGAAA